TATAATGAATTTTGTGATTTATATGAGGGAATCGTTAGAAAAGTTCTTAAAACAAAAATTGGAAAAGCTGCAGCAGCTGTTGGTGCAGGAGCATTATTGATGAAAAGAAAACATAAAAAAACTAATATAGAAGATATTAAAAAAACAAAAGTAGCTAAGGCAGCAAAGGCAGCAAAGGCAGCAAAGAAAGCAGTTGCTAAAAAAGAAATAATTAAGAAAACAATAAAAACTGGTAAAACAGTACAAAAAATAAAACATAAAACCTAAAAAATATGGCAGGATTCATAGATAGAGGCAGGAGCGGATTATTCAATAAGCCTGGTGGAAAAATTTCAAAACTTTTACGTGATTTGAGTAGTTTTGGTATGCGATATGATGATATGATTTTAAAGAACTCTAAAGCAATTGGAGTAACTGAAAATCAATTTTTAAATACATATGCACCTGTAAGTACTGATGATGATATGTGGTATACCTTTGCTGCAATGTCATTAACTGATACATCTCTTAAAAAAGATATGTGTATCTTTAATAAAGAATACGAAAGAAAAAGATTAGAATTAAGAGAATTTTCTTTACAGGATGAAATTGAAGATATATTAGATACATTAACAGATGAATGTTTAGTGTATGATTATAAAAATTATTTTTCATCACCTGTATTATTTAATGATAATATGGACGATAAGTTAAAACAGAATTTAGATAGAGCATTTAAAAAAATATATACCTATTTTAATTTTAATGATGGCTTATCAGCATGGAATTTTTTTAGAAAATGGTTGGTTGATGGATATATTGCCTTTGAAATAATATATGATACTGATAATAAAAACATAATAGGATTCAAAGAGCTTGATCCTAATTCATTGGAACCTGCAATAGAAAAGAAAACAAATAAGAAAATATATATTCAGTATAAGGGTCAGGGTGCAAAAGAAAGACATCTATATGATTCACAGATAATTTATATTGCATGGTCTGGTATAAATACAACATCTAGAGTATCTTATGTTGAAAGATTGGTTAGATCATTTAATTTATTAAGAATATTAGAACATACTAGAGTAATATGGGCAGTAACAAATGCTTCATTTAAAACAATGTTTACTATTCCTATAGGTGGTAAATCAAAAACTAGAGCAAAACAATCTTTAGCTCAGTTAATGCATAATTATAGAGAGATAGTAGATTTTGATTATAAATCGGGAGAGATATATACTAATGGAAAACCTATGATGCCATTCAATAAAGAGTATTGGATGCCTAGTAAGGATGGTGAAAAACCTGAAGCTGATGTTTTGGGTGGAGAAGGACCTGATCTTTCAGATACTGATGCACTAAAATATTTCAATGATAAATTGAAATTGGCTTCTAAAATTCCATTCAATAGATTTGATAAAGATTCACCTGCAGGTTATGAAATAGCAGCAGAAGGAACATTAAGAGAAGAAATAAAATTTTCTAAATTTGTTAACAGAATGAGATCAATATTTCAAGAAATTTTGGTCAAACCACTTTATATACAAATGATACTCGATAATCCTGGTTTGAAAGATGATGAACGTTTTAAAGCTTCAATATCTATACGTTACAACAAGGAAAATGTATTTGAAGATATGAAACAAATGGAATTGATTGAAAAAAGAATTGATTTTATTGAAAGATTAAAGGATGGATTAGTTGAACAAGATAAAGATTTGAATGATGTTCCTTATTTTGATTTACATTTTCTAGTAGATAGATATGGACAATTTACTGAAGAAGATTTACAAACCAATAGAAAATATAAAGAAATTAAAAGACTTGAAAAAGATGGATATAAAAGAAAGGATGCTAAACGTATCGTTGATGGTGAACCTAAAGATAAATTTAAGAAAGAGGATCCACCAGCTGATCCTATTACAGGTGATATGGCCTTTTAAATTAGAGCTTAATGATATATAAAAAAAATACTTTAGCATGAGCAAAGAGTTACTTATATTAGAAAAATCTAGTGTTACTTTAAAACCAACTCAAGATGGCAATACTTATGTATTGGAAGGAACATTTGGTGAAATAGGTAAGAAAAATAAGAATAATAGAATATATGACGAGGAACAATATGTTCCCCAGATTATAAGTTTACAGGAAAAAATTGAAAAATCTAAATTGTTAGGTGAATTAGATCATCCTAAACAATTTGATATAAGTCTTAGTAATGTTTCTCATGTTATAGAAAATTTAAAATATGACAAAGAAACTAAAACTGTTAGAGGCAAGATTAGATTGTTGGGTACTCCTAAGGGAAAAATTGCGAAAGCTTTAGTTGAAGATGGTATTCCTTTACATATATCATCTAGAGCCGCAGGTTCTGTTAATGAGAATGGTCATGTAATAATTAAGAAGTTATTTACATATGATTTAGTTGCAGATCCAGGATTTGAAAACGCAGAATTAAACAGAGTTAATGAAGATTACGGTTTCGAAAACGATGAAAATTTATTCATTTATGAAATTAATGAACTAAATGATAAAAATGCACAAAAGGTCGATGATAAATATAAAAATAACAAATTTATAATGGAAGATTTCGTAAAAATAAATGACTTCGATAAGTATACTGATTATACTAAAAATAAAATTATAGAATTAGAAAAAACAGTTTCAGAACTTAAAGAAAACAGTAACACTAATGATGGTGAATCTGAGGAACTTATTAAAGTTAGAGAATATACTAAAAAAGTTGCTGATACAGTAAACTCATTAGGAAAATATATTCATTACTTAGCAGAAAATGTTGATACTGGAATTTCTAGTAAGCAAGAATTAGATGAAAGTATCGATAAGGTAAAAGTTTACATGGGATATGTAACTGAAAATTTGGATAAAAACATTTCACACCATGATCATATTGTAGAAGGTGTAGATGATTTAAAAATTCTTGTAGATGCAGTTGTTGAACGTTCAGATAGTTTAGAAGAAACTGTAACTGGTAATGAAAAATACATGAAATATATAGCAGAAATGTTAGATGGTGGTTATGCTTATATGGAACATGTAGCTGAAAAATCTGATACAGGTTTACAGTATAGCGAACATCTTGCCGAAAATATTGAAAAATCTATAGTTCATGGTAATTTCGTTGCAGAAAACATGAATAGTATTATAGGATATAACGACTATATTAAAGAAAATATAGAACAAATTTTAGAGAATAACAAATCTCTAAAAGAAGAACTCATAACAATGATCAATGAAGCTAAAGTTGCAGTTCCTGCACCACATGTTAAACCAAATGATTATAAAACTGAGTTAACGAAAAAATTAGATCAATTAATAGAATCAGCTAAGAAGCAGAAAGCTGAGCATACTGATAATAAAAACGATTTCTTGAAATTCTTAGATGAAAACAAGAAAAAAGAATTCTTAGTACTTCCTGAAGATTCGAAAAAAGCTGTTGTTGAAGCAATGGTAGTAGGATTTAAGACTCCAGAAGATGTATTGAAAATTTATGAAGGTGTAGTTAATAAAGACGAACTAAACTTCTTGGAAAACATTCCAGAAACACAAAAAGAAGCTTGGGAAAAATTGGATGAAACACTACAGGCTGTTATAGTTAAACAAGCTAAACATCATAAAATAGATACAATGGAACAGATCAATGAATTCTGGGAAACCAGAGATCTTAGAGCTGAAAAGATTAAACTTGAACCTCTAAATGAACTTCAAACACCACAGATTAGTAATGAACGTTTAGAAAGTATTAAAGAACAACTTAAATTACGTTTTAATAGATAAAAAATAAAAAAATAAAAATAAAAAATGTACAAACAAATTAATGAAGCAGAAGTCTTAAGAACATGGTCTCCTATTATACAGGAAACTACTGGAATAGAAGACAAAAGCAAGCTTGCTTGGCTTTCTAAGTATGCTCACTTTCACGAATTAAATGAAAGTATTTATAATACTGTTCATTTAAATCCTGATATGAACGTCCCAGGAATGGGTGCCGTTACATTACCAGGTGATCCTACAACTCTACACGGGTTTTCAGGTCAAGCCGCTGGTTCTGGTGACAAACCTTATAGTTTACTTCCACTTGCAATGCAAGTAGCAGCTCAAACTATAGGTCTAGATCTAGTTCCTGTAATTCCAATGCCAGGTCCATTAGGAATCTTAACATACTTAGATTTCGTATATGCAGGTGGTAAATTGGATTCTAAAGAATCTCCTTTTGTAGTTAAAGTAGATGTATCGTTTACAACTGCAGGTGGATTATCAACGTTCACAGCAGGAACAACATATTTTGTAACAACTGGTAGCGGTGGAACTGATTGTTTATATGCTTTCACTTACTTAGGTGACTCAAGAATTGATGGATATTCTATATTTAGAGTACTTCCTACCGATAATGATGGAACCCTAAGAAGTCAAGGTGCAACTGCTCTTCAAACTATAAATACTGCTATTTCAACTGGTAGTCTTTATACAGCAGTATCAGGAACCGAAATTGCAGAATTTTCAACAACTGCAGAATTGGTAAAAGCTTTAGAAGATCACGTAGAAGGTTTTAGTGGTAGATCACTTACATTAGGTGATGGTTCAACTAACAAAAACGATCCTTATACAAGGGGAGAAGGCGAAAGTGAACCTGATAACCTAATGGGATTATCTCTTTATAACAAATCTGTAGAGGCTAAAACTTATCAAGTTGCTGCAAACGTTACAAGAGAGCAAATCCAAGACCTTAAGCAATATGGTGTTGATGCTATTGCTCAAGTAGAATCAGTTCTTATCAATGAATTGACTCAATCAATCAACAAACTTATCCTAGAGAGATTATTTAGATTAGGAGCAACTAACCATACAAATTCTGGTGTAAACCTTAACTTGAACTATGGTTCTAGTACTGTTAATATTGATCTTGGTATTGGAGAAGATGGTAACGCAGTTCCTCTAATGAGTACTGAAGCTGTTAACATCATGGGTGGAGAAACTCAAGGATCAGCACAAAGAAGAATTCTTTCTAAAATCTTAGCTGCTTCTAATGTTATAGCAATCAGAGGTAGAAGAGGTGCAGCAAACTTTGCTGTTACAAACGGTCAAGTAGCAACTGCTCTTCAAGATATTGCAGGATTCGTTCCTTATCCAATGTCAAATACTGTTAACCAATCAGGTGGATCTCTATATCCAGTAGGTGCTGTTGCAGGTGTTAACGTTTACGTTGATCCTAATATGAACTGGACTGATACTAGAGTTATAATTGGTAGAAAAGGTGATGCAAATTCAACAGGTAGCGTATTTATGCCTTACATGATGGCTGATTCAGTTCAAGCTATTGCAGAAGGTACAATGTCACCTAAGATTGCAGTTAAATCAAGATTTACTTTGGTTGATGCAGGTCATCACCCAGAAACTAACTATATAACTATTAAAGTACAAGTTGGATCTCAACTTCCTTATTTAGTATAATATGATTTAGATATAAATTAAAGCGCTTTGTTATCAAAGCGCTTTTTTTATTTTCGTTTACCAATATATAATTAAAATAAAGGGTTTCACATATGAAATTTTTGAAAGAGCATCAAGATTTTTTGTTAGAATTTAATATAGATTTTGAATTGATCGAATTAGCAATGAATGAAGGTAGAGTTGGAGATTGGATAATTCATGCACCTAAAATTAGAAACATACAAAAGAAAGCAAACGCAATGAGATTAAAAGCAGCTCATGCAGAAGCAGAACAAAGAAAATCAATTGAAAAAGCAAGAGAAATGGGTAAAGATCCTGATTTGGGTAGAATGTGGACTTTATTACAACAAAAACTTGATGCATGGGAAGATACTGCTAGAGAATATGAAGCAGAAGCAATGGAATTAACAAGTGGAAATCAATATTTACAAAAAGTACAAAGAGTAACTAGATTAAAGGGTGCTTTAAAAGTTAATGCAGAAAAAATAGCTGTTGCAACATCAGAAGAAAGAAGAGAATTGACTAGAAGAAACAAAGAATACGATAATATTATACGAACAGAAACAAGGGTAATTAACGATAAAATCAAAGCCGATGAAACTGTAATTGCAGCTAGAGATAAAAAAGAAAAGGCAGCTGTAGCGGCAAAAAAAAACTTAACACCGCTTGAAAGGAACATAGCTAAAAGAAATACTGTTAAGTATAGAGCTAAGTATCCTGTAAAGTATCCACCAGCACAAAAACATAAGAATTTAGCAAAATCACAAACTGATAGTTATCTTGCTGCGAAAAGAGCACAATCAATGAGAGATAGGGGTAGAATATTGGGACCAGGTGGTAAAGACCTTAGATAATGAAATTAGCAAAAATAGTACGACGCAATTTTGGATGGTTTAGAAGGAAACATGGTATCCTTCTCGAACCATTGACTCTTGAACAAAAAACACTTCTTTTAGAAAATAACTTTATGAAGGATCTTGTTGATAAT